TCGTTTACTATTGTACCATAAAATTACCTAAAATCTGTGAATTTTACATGAAAATATTAAAGATATTCTCTGAGAGCGCTTGCTATATCCGAAAAATCGTAGCCTTTTCGTGCTAAAACTTGAGTTAAACGCTGTTTAAGTTCGTATCCTTCATACTTTCGGGCATACTTAGCATATTGCTTATCGAGTTCCTTGAAGATGAGTTCTTGAGTCGTTTCTTGATCGACTTGGCTATCCAAGTCGTCAAAGACACTTTTAGCATCAGAGTAAGAGAAGCCCTTGTTGGTCAAGTTCTGGATAATCTTATCTTGCAAGGCACGAGCAGGAAGTTTTCCATCATACTTTTTCAATAGTTTATTAGCAACACGTTGAGCAACTTCAGAAAAATCAAATTCTTTCAATATCTCTTCTATAGTAGATTTTGAAATTCCTTTTTGTGCTAATTTCTGAGTCAGTACATAAGGCCCTTTGTCTCCTGAAAGTTGATTGGCATTGATGATAGCATAAGCGTACTGGCTATCATTGATCCACTTATCTTCTTTAAGATTAGCAATAACTTGCGCAACTATGTTTTCATCAATATCATATTTTTTCAGATATTCTCTGACCTCTTTTTCAGTACGTGCTTTAAAGGAAAGGTGGTAGAGGGCTAGATTCTTACCGTAAGAAAATTGGGCAAATTCCTGAATCTCTTTCAATTCCTCTTCGCTTATCACCTTATCTCTCGATAACATAAAACGAACAATAGTATCTTCAGTAATATAGCATTTGTCGCCATTATCGAGCTCCATCAGGTAGAGTCTTTTTTTCTTTTCAAGTTTTGTGATTTTCATAGTTCTATTATAACTCAAAATGTGAGAAAAAGCTGAAACCCCTTGATATAGCCGTTTTTTGTCCCTTAATGATAAATTTTAAGAACTTTTTAGGAACTTTGTAGATTCTCAATGGCTTTTTCATAAAAGGAAGTCGCCTTTTTCTTATTGTCTTTGGATAGGTGACTATAGATGTCCATAGTCATTGAAATTTTAGAATGGCCTAGCCGTGTTTGGATTTCTTTGTAAGGAAGTCCTGCATTGAGCAATAGACTAGCGTGGGTGTGTCGGAAAGCGTGGAAACTTAAACGAGGACATCCAGCCAGTTTTAAATGCTTTTCTAGTCTGAATCTGAGCGCTCCAGCTTCTCTATAATTGTCAAAGGTATCAGAGAACACTTTTTCAAAAGTTACCCCTATTTCCCTACCTATTTGGGATTGTCTTGCTTTATAGAGCCGAAGCATGAGTACCGTTTTGGTATCAAGTGCTATTTCTCTAATGCTACTTTTACTTTTAGGGCTAGTGATTTCCTTGAGGGTGTTTAAAGTCTTGGTAACTGAAATGCTACCGTTTTGTAGGTCAATATCAGACCATTCCAAGGCTAGACACTCACGAATACGCAAACCAGTCGCTAGAAGTGTCTTATATAACACCGTATCGGAGAAATTTTTGTAAGTGTTTGGCAACTGATCCAGATAATCTAAGAATTTTTTCAAATTGTCGTCATCCAGATATTTCAGTTTTTGCCCTTCTTTGGGTTTGCGCCGTGGGACGATGATATCACTAGCTGGATTTGAAGAAATGACTTGCAAGGAAACGGCATAGGATAATATGCGTTTATTTAAGGCATGGAGTTGGTTATATTGCTGATAACCTTTTCCTAGTTGATTGTAATCTATTGCCCACTGGTTTACCTGGTGCTGAATGATTGGGGGCGTTAGTTTATCTAGTTTGTAGTCTCCAAAGGCTGGTAGGAGATACTTTTTTATGTTGTTTTTTGCCCCTATAAGAGTGCTATGTTTGACTGTATGGCAATAATTTTCTAGCCAGAGGTTAGTCAATTCCTGATAGGTGGTAACGTTAACGGTTTTTGTGACTGTTGAGCCGTTTTTTTCAAACTCTACCTTGGCTTGGATAGCCTTACTTTTGAGTCTGTTCTTAGTTCTGTCTGAAATAGTTGTCTTGACTTTCTTACCCGTTACGGTATCGATGCCAAGATAAACGCTGGAACGGTAAACTACTGCTCCATCTTTCTTTTTGTATTCTGTAATCTTCATGGTTTTACTCCTTTTCCATCAGCAGGCAAGCAATTAGAAAAGGTTTTGAGTTTATACCATGTGAGGAGCTACGAGAATGCCCCTATTTTCGATTTTAAGCAGTCAGACGGTAAATTGTACCAGAATAGAAAACAAGGCGGATATGGGGCTTATATGGGCTTGTTTAATGAACGAGTTTATTTGATTGTTGCCAATTAGGAGGAAAGCCTAGTTCGTTTAAAAAGAAATCAATAGAGAGTGTATGTAAATGTTTAGAGAAGTCTTTAAATCGTGATAGAAGCGTATTATGTAGTTTAGCATACTCATTAGCGCTTAGGAAACATTGTAACGCAATCATGGTATGATAAGGACTACTTTTTGCGTCTGTATTCTTTATATTGTGTTTGTCGTGTAAATCAGGATAGTATTTCAAGCTATTTCTACACTTGAAACCATATAAGCGGTTATCGTGAGCGCAAACATTTCTAGTTTCTGCTAGGTTTTCAACAAAGGAAATCAGCATATCCCTAGTAAAAGTTTTCTTAATAGTGCAGTGTTCACTAATAAAACTGTAAGACTTCTTTGCAATTCTATCTTGTAGGGAGAGTGGCAAACTCTTTAAAATTGCGAGTATATCTCCAAAAGTCAAGTAATCCACGATTACCCAGAAAGGGACGTCATCATGTTTATTGAAATAGTGTTGTATGCTATTGCTTTTTCGGCTTGATTTATGTTTATCAATGATTTTTACGATTTGACGAATCACAAAAGGGACAGTTCTCTTGTTTTTCTTGTAGTCGTAGTTTTGGTAATCTAAGTAAAAATAAGGAGTAGTAGGGTAAGACTCGGAAAAAACATAAGCTAATATAGATTTTATGTGTTTCTCAGCTTCTAAGATAGCTTTTAGGAAGGTGTATTTGATTTCCTTATCATAAAAGTATGTATAAGTAATTTCCGAGAAATTAGCACCTTGTATATAATTGTTGTGTTGATCAGTAAAATATTTACTGTAACCATTGATAATACTGTAGTAGTTATTTGTTAGTAGGTACTTTTTTGTTTTGGAATAGTCAGATATTACAAGCCCCCGTTTATGTAATAACTCTATTTGTTCTTGTATAGTCTTGAATGGTTTGGACAAAAAAAGGCACCTCCTAAATACATAGAAGGCGCTTTTTTCGCTATCCCGTTTCACTGAGAATTATCGGGCGCTATTCTCTTAAGTACCTTCATTGTATGATAATTTTAAATGTTAGTCAACACTTTTGTTCAAAATAATTAATTTTTCTTTACTTCGTTTTGTTGGGTAAAATTGGCTTTCTATTCTTCAATTTCCCCTGTTTTTGCACAATAGACCGTTGAAAGAGGGGGTCTATTGGCGAATATGGGGGAGTTTTTTAATTTACGATGAGTTCTCCAACAGGGATAAAATCTTTTTGTTTTGAAGATTTTGCGATTAAGTCGTATTGATCAGCGGATTTTTCATATCCAAGGGAAAGAGTAGTATTGTCGTCTGGTAATTTTTTAGCAAACTCAGATATAGACATCCGAAATACGGTAATTGCATTTTGCTGATTAGTTGTAGCAGAATTTGAATTGATTGCGGCCATAGTCTCTTTTGCGTTATCTTTAGCCGTTCCAGTTAGCAAAATCATGATTGTATCATGTGGTTCGGATGAATCTGAATTGATTACGTTATTTTGGATTTTTACGCTTATTGCGCCAGTTGATTCAGGATCTAATTTTGACTTGATTTCAGAAATTAGATTGTCGTATTTACTGTTATCTACTTTGGCTTTTGTGTTTGTAGAAGTAGTATTTTTTTGCTCCGTTTTTGGTTTCTCCGAGCTATCTTTGGTAGCCGATTGATTGTTAGAGCAAGCTACTAGAACGGTAGCAGAAAGTAAAATAGCTGATGTGCTTAGTAATTTTTTCATAAGTAGTCTCCTATATGCTGATGTTTTAAAAGATGGGGAATTTTTATAGAATCTTCTCAAAAACCATTGTGGCTTGAATACGGTCGCCACCGCCTAAACCTTTACTTCCCCCATTGGCGGTTGTGATGGTATGCAGGCGATAACCTTTAGAAGCTTGTTTATTGATAACATCTTCTAATTCTGTAAGGTTTCCTGATCCAGTGCCGAAAAACTTTTCTTTCAAAGTTACCTGAAGGACAACGTAGTGTAGTCCATTTACTCCAGATGCAGTAGAAAAACTACCTTCTTGTTTTACAGTATCAAAAAATCCCATGGGGGTTACTCCTCTTCTTTGTCTCTCTCAGATAGTTTTTGAACTAAATCAAAAGCTATTTTTTTATCATAGTCATTTAAAGAAATATAGTTGATTAAAATATCTGCAAAATTTGTATTGTTCTCTTTATCAGCATTTATTAGTTCTTCAATTGTAAACATATACGATGGGATATGATTAAGCAGTCCTTTTCCAAAATTGTTATACTTTACAGGATTATTTATATGTTCTTCAACGTTTTTGTACGCTGAACTAAGTTCATTTATTTTTTCAATATCTATATCATTAAGTAATTTTTTAAATTCGTTACTTTGGAGTATTTTTAAAATATTTTGTTCATTTTCATGTCCTAATAAGTGACCAACACTTACTCCAAAAAAATTAGCTAGTTGTTGAGCTTTTTCAGGTTTGATCTGACGTTCACCTTTTTCCCAATAAATATATGTTCTTTTTGTTACACCTATTTCATCAGCTACTTCTTGCTGAGTCATTCCTATTTTTCCATTATATTCTTTTTTTAATCTCAATTCTTTTAACTTATTACCCATATTAAAAACACCTTTCAAAAATATTTTACCACTTTTTAAAAAATTGTTGCAAAAAAAATTCAACTTTTTTAAAAAAAGTATTGACAATGAACAAAATGTGCAATACAATGATGTTGTCAACAATATGTTGAACAAAAATTACACCAAAACACTTTTCAATATATTGTGGTGAAAATTTTAGAGAGGAGTTAAGAAAATGAAAAATAACATGCGATTGTTATTAGCAAAGCAACGTAAAAAAACAGCTGATGTAGCAGAAGCTACAGGAATTTCTAAAAGTACCCTAACGGCATTATATTATGAACGTGCTAAAAGTCCTACACTTGATACATTAAAAAAAGTATCTAGTTACCTAGGTGTTACGATTGATGAATTCCTTGATGTAAAAGAATAGAAAGGAGAGTCCCAATTACAGTATTAGTTTATATTTACAAATTTCTTTTATGGTGCCTTACCACTGGAGATTGATAAACGGAATTAGTTAATTATTTACTAGATTATTTTGCTTGCTACCTATGGCAGTATCAAGGGTTTGTAGGGATTCATATTCTCCGATTTTACCCTACTTTAATGCTTTACCTTGGTACTGTTTTAGGTGGCAAGCACGAGCAACAAGAAGAAAGGAGCGAACAATGGAATTGGTTTATATGGACGGCAAGAAAGAGCCGTATACACTGAGCAGTATCGTTGCAGAATGCGCTGAAATTAAGCACAGACATTTGAAGATTTTGCTGAATAAACACCGAGAGGACTTTGAGAGTTTTGGAAAGGTGACATTTAAAATTTCACCTTCAGAGAGTGGGCAAAATGTACGGGATTATATTTTGAACGAGCAACAAGCAACATTGCTGATCACTTATTTACGAAATACAGAACCCGTAAAAGAGTTTAAGAAGAACCTAGTCAAAGCCTTTTTTGAAATGCGTGATGAACTTTCTAAACGCTATCTTCAAAGAGAACTGGAAAAGCCAAAGCGTAAAAGTTTAACTGAAGCTATTCAAACATGGGAGAAAGCACCTAAGCATGCCTATAGTACCCTTACAAACCTACTACTAAAGGGAGTGACAGGGAAGAATAAAGCGCAACTTATGAAGGAGCGAGAAAGTGAAAACGGTATTGACAGTTTAACAAGCGCGGAACTGACAAACTATCAGCGTTTGGAAGATATGGCAATAGCGATGATTAACTTGAATAGGGGATATTCAGAAATTAAGGAATTAATTTTTAAAGTATAGGAGTATAGAAAATGGAAAATGAATTTAAGACAGTTACAAAAGCCAAAGGGTTAGAAATTCCTAAGTATCCCAAGGATTTTAAAAAGCTAGTTGAGAAAGACAGACAACTAGCCGAATATATTTGTATGAACTACGAGAACTTGGACAGTGAAGACCTGGGTGCATTTCTTGAAACGATGGAGCAGGGATTCAGCTGGATTCTGGATCTTATTGAAAGTAAAGACTTGCTTTATAGCCCCCAGACAGGAAAGAAAGCATGAAAAAAGTCAACAAAAAAGTCACTTGCGGAGAGTTTGGCGACCGAAGCAAGCGACAAGATTCAGGATATAGAAATTTTTTCTATACCTAGATTATAGCATAATACAGCGGTTTCCGCTAGTACATTGAAAATAAAATAAGGTACGCTGGGAAGATTTTAAATTTTTTTCGGTTTAGGGGTTGACTTAAAGGGTACACCATTATATAATAAAAGTGTACCCCGAAAGAAAGAGAGGTCAAAAATGGGGAAAACATTAGGACGACCTAAAAGTGATAACCCAAAAAACAAGCAACTAAAAATTAAAATGACTGAACAGGATTTTAATAATTTAGAAGAACTTGCCAAAAAGAAAAGCATGACTAAAACAGATATAGTCATGCGAGGGATTGAGCTTGTAAAGTCTGAACCATAACGAAACCGCCTACCGTGTCACTTGTTTGGCGACAGAACACGATAGACGGCGATGCACCACAAATGAGGTACGTAAATATCTTATCATGCGTACTCTTATTTGTCAAACACAGAAATAGAGTACGCTTTTTGCGTACCCAAAAAATGAGGTATACAATGGGAAAACAACATCAAGCAGTAAAATTCAAGGATATTGCTGAAAAATTGTCCGAACTAGAGGGCAAAAATTTAGAAGAAATTGCTGGAGTATTAGGTTATCGCAACTTGGAGAGTTGCAGGGTCAATCTTTACAATCTGAGACAAAACAAGCGTCTAGGATTTGAAGTGGAAAAAGGGGTGTACTCCAAGTTCGCACTCTTGGACGATTCGGTAAAAGAGGAACTGGAAGACAAGGAATTGTCAGACCGTGGGCGCTATTTGAAGAGCGTAGACCGCTACAAGGCTATGCTAAACGCCTTTTCTATCGCCTTTGATAGTACGGTCAAGGCGGAAACCAGACAAAAAGCAGAACACGACGGCTTGAAATCCTTGGACAGGATACCAGATAAACATTACGCCCTACTTTATGACATGATGGAGGGTTAGGAATGGAAGCAAAAACACACTTTGCTAGATTCATGCGTAGAGGTATGGAATTAGCAAGGCAATTACATAGCAGAGAAATCCAACGTGATGAATTTGATAGAGCCTGGAAAAGATTAGGTGATCAAATCGAAAACGAAACGAAGAAAAACTAAGAAAACCGAAGTGCAGGCAAGCAATTAGAAAAGGTTTTGAAAAACGAGTGCTGACACGGCGACTCTAAGCACTTGTTTAGCAAAAATGTGGGTGATTACCCACGAAACATCACTACAAGCGTCCGGCAACTAGGGGCAATCGCCCAGCGTTTGGAGTGGTGGAAATGTGGTGGAAATGAAGTATAGTAAAAGACAATTAAAAGGCCATCAAGACAAGTACAAAACATAGAAACATAGGTAAAAAACATGGAAGCATTTTTTGAAGATTTTGAAAAAAAATTAAGTACCGTAGAGGAAAAACTAGATATTCTATCAGAATGGCATTCCTCAAAGAAACACCACGGAGCAACAGAGATTGCTGAAGATTGTAGGTCAACAATTGGTCAGTTATGGATTCAATTTTATAAATTATCTGAAGTATATAAAAAGCAAGAGGCAAGTCATGAGGATTTCTTCAATAAGAATGTTGAGAACTTGCTTGGAGAATTAAAAAAATATGACGATGAGTGTACAGAAATGTACAATAAAAAACCTGACTGGTTACTATTCAATTACTTAAATCAAGTAATAAGCGAAAACAAGTTAAGTAACGATATTACTCATGAGACTGCTTCAACTTGGACGTATTTACGAAGTTTAGTAGCGTCTGATTTACAAAAAAGAGGGCTTTTAAAATGACTCTAAACCTAGACAACATGACACAAGCAGAATTTGATAACTTCATGGCTGATTTAAAAGTAAACGATCCGAATTTATTTCAGTTTATCGTTGATTTTATCAATAAAAAAGTAACCGTTCAAGAAGTTGAAGCTTTCCAAAAGATGGAGCCTGAAGTGCAACAGTTATATATTAAAAACTACAAAGCGAGGGCATAACATGAATGAACTAGATTTAAGCAATACACAGGCGCTTATTTTCACCGTGATTTTGATTGGCTTTCTCATTTACCTAAACCACCGAGACCGCAAAAAAAGCGCTCAACTGGAGCGAGAAAACAGGAAACTAGGAGAAAGACCGAGTGAAAGTTTAAGCCCTGACTATGGGCGATATATCCAGCTTGCAGGCATTAAGCCGTGGAGGTGATGATATGTTTGAAAGGATGATTGAAGAAATTCAAATAAAAATATTAGAAGCCTTAGAACGTTACCTAAAAAGTCATGAGAAAATACCTCCCCGAATCATTGGGTTGATTTCCGCAAAACGAGTACAGGAAGAGTTAGATATAAAATACCTGACCCTACAAAAATGGGAAAGAATGGGCTTGAAGCGTTATCAACCTCCAGGAGACGATAGCAGAAAAGTTTATTATAAAGTGGACGAGATCCGTAAGTTTATGGGGGTGTGTGATGGCAAAGACTAAAATATATTTTTGGTTAAAAGTTGACAAGAAGTTTTTTGATAATCTTTTTATTAAACGACTTAAAAATATGCCTGGTGGCTACACTATGACAGTGATTTATATCCGTCTTATGTTGGAAAGTTTAGAAGATGATTGTATTTTGTACTATGAAGGATATTTTGATAGTTTGGTACAGGAATTAGCTTTAAAACTAGATGTTTCTGAAGATGATATAAATATGACAGTTGCATATTTTACAAAATGTGGACTGATTCAGATAGACGATGATGGCCATGCTACATTATCGCAAGCAAAAGCCATGGTTGAGAGTGAAACAAATTGGGCAAAATACAAGCGAGACCAAAGAAAAAATAGTCAAAATTTACCAAAATTGGAGAATGTCCAAAATAAAAAGACTATTTCCAACTCATGTCCAACAGAGATAGAGATAGAGAATAGAGTTAATAGTAAGAGTAATATTTTATATTTAGATAATATATTGTCGGGAAATCCCGACTTCACTTTTCCTACTTGGCTTGAAGAAACAGCTATAAAAGATTTAGAGAAAACAAAACATAAAGAACTTTGGATTCCTGTTGTTTATTTGAATCAAGTAGCTAACAAGAGATTTAAATTTGTCGATAAGACAAAAAGGCTTTTACTAGCACGATTCAAAGAAGGCTATACACTGGAAGATTTTAAACAGGTGATAGATATTAAAACGGCAGAATGGAAGGATAATCCTGAATTTTCTAAATATCTGAGACCTGAAACACTTTTCGGATCTAAGTTTGACGGTTATTTGAATCAAAAGCCTAAAACCATAAAAGGGGAGTCTGAAGATAACTTCCCAGACCTACCATTTTAGGAGTTGCAAGGATGAAGGAACAATTTAAAGAATTTAATAACAGAAAAATATCAGATAAAGTTTGTGATATTCATCAGGTAAATTACTGGGAAATTTCTATACCTGTAGTAGGGAGTTCAGAAAGGAAAATACAACCATTTTGCCCGGAGTGTGTGAAAGGGGAGATTAAACAAAAAGAGCAAGACCTATTACAGCGGTTTGATGATAGACAAACATATTTTAAAACTTATGATGTATTAATGCGTGATAGTACAATTCCTAAAGAGTTAAAGGGAGCGACATTTGATAATTTCTTTGTTAAGACTACAGAGGAAGGTCAGATGTTAGAGTTTGTAAAAGGGCAAGCCCAGAAGTATCTTGCAGGTATGACGGGAAATACTTTAATCAGCGGTAGCACAGGAATAGGAAAAAGTCATTTATCGCTTGCCCTGGCCAAAGAAATCAATGAGAGTTTCAGAGAGAAGAACGATCCTAAGAGTGTCTTATTTGTCAGCTTAACCGAGATTATCAAGCAGATAAAAGAAGGTTGGGCTTATGGAAGAAATGCAAACTTAACAGAGTATGAGGCGGTCAAAAAGTTAGTTGATGTTGATTTCCTGATCATCGATGATCTTGGGGCAAAAAATGGAACAATCACTCCTAAGAGTGACTGGGAACAGGATTTCTTGTTTGATATTATCAATAATCGAGAAACTACGATTTTCAACACGAACCTAGATAGTAGTGAACTGCGAACGGTTTACAACGCTAGAAACTCAAGTAGAATTTTGAAAGGTTTAGAGGGGAACACTTTTAAGGCTTTCACAATCAAAGATAAGCGATATACGATTAACACAGTGAGAGGAGAGAAAGGTTAATAGATATGGATGAAATGAAATTTTCAACAGAAAAAGGCTTTATTGTCTACGAAAAATGTGGTATAATAGAGATAGAAAAAGTTCCAAGATTTGGAGAGATAACTTTAGTCTACTCAGATGGGAAATTTACTCATCTAGTCAAAAAAGAAACTAAAAAATAAGTCTATTGAGAACAACTCAGGGGCATACCGTAAGCATATAATGCTAGTGGTATGTCCCTTTTTGTTTGAATAGAAAGGGGGTGAGTATTATGGCAAGAGATACTTCTTTAGGGTATATAGTAGCCAATAAGTTTTCTATGGATCCAGATAAAAGACAGAAAATATTTTCTCAGTGTAAAAAAGAAGATAATAGCTTAGAACAACGGAAACAAGAAATACTAGAAAAATATGCTGACAAAAATAAAGAATCAACAGCTAGAAAAAATGATTTTAAAAGCTCGTAGAGTTCTAAAAGAAAAGCTAAGAGCTAAGAACTTTAGAAAAAATTATAAACAACGAGGAGCAATAAAGAGATAAAGGAGAAAAAATGACAATTAACTTGGCTAAACAAAAAGAAAATCTAGAAGCTTATATCCGGAGTACAGGTTATAACACTAGAGGGATGAAAGTAGAAAATAATCATGTACTCATTGAAAAACCAATCCTTGATAGTTACGAAGACGAACATCAACGTAAAGAACTGGTTGATTTAGTAAATATTATTGAGACTCGTACCCGTGGTGGGGAGTATGAAGTAACTGACTTTGAATCTGATTCATTACAAGAAGTTATAGAAAATTCGGTTGAGAGAACAGAAGCAGATAAAAAGAAAACTATCAGCGTTAATTACTTAGTTAAATTATTCAGTGGAAAACTTGATTTTTCACAGGAACAATTAGATGATGGCCAATATAATTTAACGGATTTTCTTGGTAAGAAGATTATTAAATTAAAACGTAGAACACGAAATAGAGAGATTGGGAAAATTCTCCAAACTGCGAAAGTGCAGACTGCTACAAGTATGGACGACTTGAAATCTATTGTTTCTTTAATCAATCCAGAGCGCAATGTATCTATGGTTATTAGTCAATCACTATTTAATGTCTTAGACAAAATGAAAGACACTTCAGGAAATTATCTTCTTAAAGTTGATAAAGAGGCAGGAACAAGTGAAACATTCTTTGTAGATAACTTTTTAATTATAGATGATACAACATTAGGGAATAAAGGTGACCAAAAAGGCTTTATAGGAGATCTAGAAAACTTTGTTACTTTGTTTGATCGCAAGAAAGATACACTTAGTTGGGTGAATGCGAATGACTATTTTGGGAAACGGTTGATTTTACATACCCGATTTGATGTAAAAAAAGTTGAAGAAGATTGTGGTTATTTTATTCAATGGAACTAGGAGAAAGAAATGGATATTAATCAAGTATTTGATACACTGGATGATTTAGATAATAAAAAAAGTAAGATTAATTCAGCACGAGAACAGTTAAGCGAAAAAAGGAAAAGCCTGTTAGGCAATCAAGCAGTTTCATTTGAGAACATAGATTCTTTTTTGTCAAATAACTTAGAATCTTTAGAGCAGCTGGAAAAGATGGAAAAAGCTATTAATGGCCTTCAGGAAAAATTTGATAGTGATTTTTCAGAAGCTAATGCAGTCATCTTTGAATACATTTTTAAAGAAACTAAGCAACGGATGGAAACTAAGAAGATCTATAAACAATACCGAGAGAAACTTAGACGAATTCTGGACGCATATGATGAAATTCAAGAACTGAAGAAGGATGTAGAAGAAATTCATACAGGTGTAGTCAGAGAAATAAGTCAGAGACATTCTCTATCGTCGTATCGAACAGAAGTAAGTCCGATTACTGTCTTACCATTCTTAACCCCTGATTCTAGCGGATGGATGAATTTTTCTAAGGAATATCGGGATATCAAAGTGTATTTAGAAAAATAGGGAACAAATCAAGTAAGGCTAGTGATATATGGCTGAAACAGAAGAGATATCGCTAGTCCTACTTTTATGCTTTACTAAGTTTCACATAACAAAGTAAGCATAAACTGAAAAGAAGTAATAGCTTGAAAGCAAGATATATCAGGGGTTTACAGAATGGAGTGAGTTTCACAGAATGTAAGATATGAGAAACTGAGGGGATAAATTAAAGAAATTTCCCTTGAACTTGTCATATTGAAGAGTTGTCAAACTTAAAACAGTAATAGCTTCTAACTTGAGTATTGGTAGGCTTTCAGCGTTTTTTGTAAGTTTGACAGAATTTACAATTTGACAAATTGCAAGATAAAAAAATTTTTAAAATTTAAGTGGAGGTACTTACTGATGTACGAGCTGAGTAATAGAGACCTGGACAGGATAGATATTGAGTTAGGACGATATAGAACGCTTGCTAATAAAATTTATTTGAGAAGACAGGAACTAATACATAATAAGAAACATAGCGCTGAAGATTATACTGGTGGGCAAGGCAAGACAGTATATAGTCCTACTGAAGCAACCATCATTAGAATTGAAGAAGACCAAACACTAAGATATTTAGAAGGCTTCAAACTAGTTGTAGATACCTTGATGGAAAACTTAATTGAAAGTGATCTAGTCATTTTTAAAATGAGATTTTTAGAAGCTGGTGTGACGTGGGAAGACGTGGCAGAGAAACTAAATAAAACTACTCGTTATATAAATAGTCGTAGAAAGGTAATCGCTAAAAGATTTGTGGAATTGAAAGGATATTGACTCCCCCCACCTTTTAAAAAATCTTTCTGGCCAGTAGGGTACCGGTGAAGGGAACTTTTTCCAAGTCGGAGACCTCCAGACAAAAAGGGGGTAAAAACCTACCAATTTATCAGAAAAAGATTAGTTTTGAAAAATGAAGAAATTTAGTAGAAGAAATTAAGCTTTTACCCTTGTAATTTAAAGTAGAAAGCGGATGACTTACTTTCTGAGATTCCAGAGGATGGCAGGAAGTGAAAACCAAGTTAGGATAGATGAAGAGGATTGGAAACTTGTCTTACCTGATCAGTGGAATTTGACTAGTAAGCATGAAAAGGCAATCAGAGAGAGTCTAGAAACATTTGTCTATGATATCAATAAGATAGAGAACAAGCGAGCCAGAAAATACTTTATTATCCATTATTGTTACATGAGGAAGAAAACAGTAAGTGAATGTTTAGAAATTGCTGGGACAAAATCCACTAATTATCATAGATACAAACAGATAGCTGTCTTAAACTTTGCTAGAATCCACCAGAACGGAGAACTAGAAGCATATAAGTAGCCATCAGCTGAATAACTGGAGTCTAGGACGCCCCGTTTTAGGGCTTCATCATATAGAACTCCATGAATCAACTAGAAACCCTTAGAAACGAATCTAGGGGCTTTTAGATTTTCGGATATATAGGTTGATGATAGTATGGTATAATGATGACAGGTAATAAAAAAAAGCACGTTTGACCGTGCTAGTTTCTTGCCTGCTGAACTCATCATATAGTATAGTGGCTCCTTTGTGGGGCTTTTTTTGTGAACATTTTTAGGAACTTTTAAAGAATTTAAAGAAAATATAAGGAAATATGATTTTAAAGAAAATCAGGAATATCAAGGCCTTTACTTACTAATGAAATATAAAAATCAAGCGGTAGCGGAATAACTCAAAATGTGATAAGATAGGGGTATGAATCTGAAAGTGAAACAAAAAATACCATTAAAAATCAAGCGCATGGGAATTAATGGTGAGGGAATCGGCTTTTATCAAAAAACATTAGTCTTTGTGCCTGGTGCTCTCAAAGGAGAAGATATCTATTGTCAGATTACTTCTATTAAACGTAACTTTGTTGAGGCAAAATTACTGAAGGTCAACAAGAAGTCTAAATTTCGAGTTGTGCCAGCTTGTACTATTTACAATGAGTGCGGAGGCTGCCAAATCATGCACCTGCATTATGATAAGCAACTGGAGTTCAAGACGGACTTGCTTTATCAAGCGCTGAAAAAATTTGCTCCTACAGGATATGAAAACTATGAAATTCGTCCGACAATTGGTATGCAGGAACCAAAATATTACCGTGCTAAGTTACAATTTCAGACTCGAAAATTTAAGAATCAGGTCAAGGCGGGCTTATATGCACAAAATTCTCACTATTTAGTAGAGTTGAAAGACTGTCTGGTACAAGACAAAGAAACCCAAGTGATTGCTAATCGTCTAGCGGAATTACTTACTTTTCACCAAATTCCAATCACGGATGAGAGAAAAGTTCTAGGTGTTAGAACTATAATGGTTCGACGAGCAAGAAAGACTGGACAGGTTCAGATTATTATTGTTACAAATCGTCAGCTTAATTTTACCCAACTAGTGAAAGATTTAGTTAAATATTTTCCAGAAGTTGTGACAGTAGCTGTGAATACAAATACAGCTAAAACCAGTGAGATTTATGGTGAAAAGACAGAGATTATCTGGGGACAAGAGAGTATTCAAGAAGGTGTACTCGATTATGAATTTTCACTATCTCCTCGAGCTTTCTATCAATTAAATCCTGAACAAACAGAAGTTCTTTATAACGAGGCAGTAAAAGCCTTGGATGTAAATAAAGAAGACCATTTGATCGACGCTTATTGTGGAGTTGGAACGATTGGATTTGCCTTCGCAAAGAAAGTTAAAACACTAAGAGGTATGGATATTATTCCAGAAGCCATTGAAGATGCCAAGCGAAATGCTAAAA